GAAGGCCTTTGTGCTTGGTGTGCGGAATATGTTTTGCGTGACAAACTCTCAGTTGCAGAAAGCGAAATCGAAAAACTAAAGAAAAAGGTAGAACAGACAGAAGCTCGTATCACTCCAGAGATGAAAGATGCTGAGCATCTTGCCGCACGCTTAACAGCTCTGAATGCCGCCATTGATAGCAATCAGTCCGAAATACAAATTCAGCAAATCAAAATACAGCGTCAAGAAAGTGAACTCGACCATTTAAGCAAGCAGATTATATCTGCAAGAGATGCAATCGAACTCGAATCTTATTCCCTGTACGAGCCTAAATATGCCTTCACCACCAGTGCCGAGTATAAGGTAGCGCTGGATGGTATCCGCGAGCAGCAAAAACTCATGATCCGCACAAATACCGCTGCAACCTGCAAAACCACTTGGGATGTAAATGGCGATTTTTCGCAAGGCAGGAAATTTGCAAAAGATATCACCAAGTTGCTTTTGCGTTCCTTCAATACCGAATGCGACGGTGTTGTCTCATCCGTCAAATTCAGCAATTTTGACCGCTGCCTGGGTAAGATCGAAAAAGCATTTGATACCATCAATAATCTTGGTGCCGTTTCTCGTATTTCCATATCTGCTGCTTATCGTGATCTGAAGATTAAGGAGTTGCACCTTGCCCACGAATATGCCGTCAAAAAGCAAATAGAGAAGGACGAACAGGCGGAAATCCGACGCCAGCAGCGCGAGCTCGCCAAGCTCGAAAAGGAAATTGCCGAAGCACGCAAGGCCGCCGAGAAGGAACGTAGCCATTATGAAAAAGCGCTCGCAGCCATCAATGCACAAATCGTGATTTGTACCGATGCTGCAAAGTTATCCGACCTCATGTCGAAGCGTCAAGAGATTCAGGAAGGTCTTGCTTCTGTCGAACTGAAACTGGAAGATATCGACTACCGCCAGTCAAACCAGCGGGCCGGTTATGTCTATATCATCTCTAATCTCGGTGCTTTTGGCGAAAACGTCTATAAAATCGGCATGACCCGAAGACTCGATCCCATGGAGCGTGTCCATGAACTTGGCGACGCTTCTGTTCCTTTTAAATTCGATGTACATGCTATGATTTTTTCCGCTGATGCACCAGCTCTTGAAGCTGCCCTTCATCATGCTTTCGATGACCGTCGCTTGAACAAAGTTAACCGCCGCCGTGAGTATTTTCATGTCACCCTGGATGAAATCAAGGAAGTTGTGCGCCAAAACCACGACAAAACCGTAGAATTTAAAGATGTATGCGAAGCTGAACAGTACCGCGAATCGCTGCGGATGCCTTAACCCCCCAGCTGCCGGATTCCTCCGGCAGCTTCTTTTTTACCATTCCACCCAGTCAATGTTCGCATCCGGCTCTGCGGCTGCGTTGATCCAGATCAGCCTTTCCTTCGGGTAGATAAAGCGGCGCACAAAGCTCCATTGCGGCATTTCGCATTTTCTGATTTCATATCCGTCCAGCGTGGGCGTGCGGCTCTGTTTCGGGGCCGCGTTGTTTTTATTGGTGGTCATGCCCTTCTCCTCCCTTCTTCAATGCGGCGCAGCATCGTATCTTCCGGGCTGCGGATCTCTTTTTCTTCCCACGCCCAGGGCGCGGCGTCAATGTTGCGGTAGATGGTCTTTACCGGGTGTGCAATGATCCGTTTGATCCACGGCAGATGCGGCATGAAACATACGTCGGTATCATAGCGTTGAGAAATGATGCTGCGGCGGCTGCGCCGCGGGCGGTTGCGTCTGGACATGTTTTTGCCTCCTTATTGGTCGTATCCTTGCGTTAAACTACAATAATATTGTTTATTTAATTGACAACTACAATTTTATTGTAGTATAATGAATAAAAAAGGGGTGATGCTTAGTGATTGTCGAAATTGAATTTGATCTGTTGGAGTTCAAACGTCGTTTGAAGGAAGTCCGGGAATCCCGCAGCTTTACACAGGTTCAGCTCGGTGAAATGATCGGTGTATCCGGAAACACTATTTCCAACTGGGAAATGCCCAGCATGCTGAAGGCCAGACCCGATATTGAAAAGTTCCGTCGCTTCTGCATCGCTGTCAATTGTCCCCCCGGTTATTTCCTCGGTCTCAGCCATGCTGCCCTTTCCAGTGATGAATATGATTTCATCAAAGGAATCCGCAATTTGGATGACGATGGGCGCTTCGTCATGAAGGAAACCCTCAGAATCCAGCAGCTGTTGCACTCAAAGCCGTCCGATGGCTGAACTCTAACACAGCTTTTCCTGAATGGCAAGGATATTGTTTTATCCGGTCAGCCCCATTTGATACCCATTGACCCTTCAATTCGTACCATTTGCAGCCCTGAAAAGGATAAAATAATATCCTTGCCGCGTATTTTCTTATCCTTTTCGGCCTGAACGGGCAGAAAAACAGGATATTCTCTTATCCGTTTTATCCAGATAAGAAAATATCCTGTGATTTGCTGAAGAAAGGAGGAAATCATGCCCGAAACGCTCTTTGACCCAACAATCCATCAGAGCATGGAGCCTCTGCAGGGTTATGTATTCGATAACAAGGCCCTCGTTGCCCGACTGGATTATCTGAAAGAGCATCCTCTGCCGGAGATGACCGCGTGGATGCAGCAACATCCGGAGTTCAAAAGTTGGAACTGTGCCGCGCTGGCTGCCTATTCCGGCCTGTCCGAACCCACATTGAAAAAGCTCAAGGGCGGCCAGATTGCCGATCCCCGGGGCAGTACCTATTGGATTCTATACAACAAGTTTAAAATTCTCCCCCGCATGGTTTTGAAATGTATTCCGGAAGGAATCTGCAATGTGGACTGCGCCAACCAGGCGCGACTCAAGCTGAAGGAAACCACCCGCCAGATTGAAGAATTGGAACAGCGCCACGCCGCTGATCAGGCGGAGCTGGGTCGGCTGCGGTTGCGACTCCTAGAAGAAAGCAGGGCCGCTGCATCTGCGCAGGCATATGTAGATTCCAATTCTGCCCAGATCACCCGACGCGACAAAGGCATAAAGATGCGCAATCGCCTGATCTTTATCCTCATCGCCATTCTCGTAGGCCTTTTTCTGGCCGATGTTTTCATCGCCGGCGCAGGCTGGTTCCGCTTTGGGCTGTTAAAGTAGCTTGCATCCGCGTCTATTGCGTGGTAATATAAAGAAAAGCCGGAGGCTGCAACCTCCGGCATACTTGAAAGTGTCTGGTGGAGCAGACAACTTCCCAACAGTTGTATTATAGCACCTTCCAGTCCTCCTTTCAAGTGTTCGAAGGGAGGATTCTTTTATGCGTGTCGGGATCTATATCCGTGTCTCCACCGATGAACAAGCAAAGGAGGGTTTTTCCATCCCGGCCCAATCCCGCATCCTGGAAGCCCAAGCAATCATCAAGGGTGCAGATGATATTGTAAAGTATGTGGATGACGGCTATTCCGCCAAGAACTTGAATCGGCCGCATGTTCAGCGACTGATTTCAGATTGCAAGGCCCGCAAACTGGATGCAGTCATCGTCTGGAAGCTGGATCGTCTAACTCGCAGCCTGCGTGATCTACTGATGCTGATCGATGACGTCTTCCGTGCCAACGGCGTGGAGTTCATCTCGTCTACCGAGACAATTGACACCTCCACCCCTTCCGGAAGGCTTATGGTCAATATCCTTGGCGCCTTTGCGCAAAACGAGAGAGAGAATACATCTTTGCGTACCCGCACCGTCATGCTGGAACTCTCCAAAACAGGTAAGCACCTTGGCGGCCGTCCTCCCTATGGATATACAGTCAACACCGATGGATTCTATGAAATCGAACCTAATGAATCCAAAGCGGTGCGTATGGCCTTTGAAATCAAAGCAGGCGGCGGAAGCTATTCTGAAATCATTTCTGCTCTTGCTGCCGCAGGGCACACCAGCCGTAGCGGCAAACCCTTTGAACGGAATACTCTTTACAGCATGCTGCGCAATGAAAAGTATACTGGCGTATATATCTACAACCGTGCCACAGCAGCCGATGAAAATGGACATCGAAATAATTGGACCTCGAAGCCAGAAGAAGAGATTCAGCGCATTCCCGGAGGAATGCCCGCCATCATCACAAGCGAACTATGGGAGGCTGTAAGAACCATGTCACAGGAAGGAAAAGCCCTCGGCGGAAAGAACTCCGCAAAGAATATCTATCTGCTCTCCGGCCGTGTCCGATGCGCCATCTGCGGCAAGGGTATGACCATCACCAACGGCGGCAGGAATCGCGACGGCACCTACTGGCGTGCCTATCGTTGCAAAAACAAATGTGTCAAAGGAATCGAATTTCAAAAACTTGAATCTTGCGTTGTTGATTTTCTCGTATCTGCCGCTTCCGGCGATGATCTTCTGCAGCAGCTCCTCAATATTGCCGATGATTTCAACTCTGCCGCCGCCGAAGATTCTGCCGCCAGCATCAATGCACTGCGCTCCAACTTGACCAGCCTGCAGCGCGAGCGCGATAATCTCCTGAAGTTAGCCGCAAAGTCCGACGATCCCCCCGTTTCTCTTCTGGACGAGATCCAGCGGCGCGACCGCGAGATCTCCGCCGTAAAATCCCAGATAGAAGCAGCAGAACGTGCATCCGTCGTAATTCATAAAGATGAACTCACCAAGCGTTTCCGAGCCCTGTATAATCTCCGTAGTTGTACCAAAGAAAAGCAAAAGGCAGTTATCAAAGATATCGTCGACCATGTCACCATCTATGATGACCATATCGACATATCCATGATAACTACCAGTGCAAGTGGACCCGACCCGATTCACGCAGCGATAGTTAAACTTCTAACCCTTACTATATCAAAGAATTTCATATCAAGCCACAATTTACCAAAGAGGTTTTTATAAGCCGGGGTCTCCCGGCTTATCATTTGTACATCGCCAGCATCGCCTGCACTTCCGCCGTATCCTCATCGATATCATGTATCCATTCATTGTAGGCCGCATGGATTCCATGGATGTACTGCGCAGCTTCAGGCAGCTCGGCAAAATCCCGCATATGCTTATCAAAGATCTGACGACCCATCATATTGAATTTCAGATGGTCATTCGCCATATCCCTGTACCAGTCCGCTTGCATTTTGCAAACATTGCGATATCTATGCGCTTTTTCGGCATATTCTTTTGCCTCACGCACATTACCAGCAAGATTTTTCGCTACATTACGAATCTCGTGCATCATTTCCATGTGGTTCATATTCATCACCTCACTCTCTGAGTAGCCGTGCAAAAGTCTCTACGTCTTGCGCATTGAAATCCATATTTCCCGCAATCGGCACAGGCAGGGTGATAGTACCCGTCTGCACCTTGCTGCGCAGGAATTGCATCAGCAGCTCATCATCCACGTTTTCGCCGTCGATCAGGCCCAGCGCCGCAATCATCGGATTATCCTTGTACTGCATAAAGAGCTTTTCGCTGCGATCTCCGATCACAAAAGCCGCAAATGACAAAATACCACCCTTGATGCTTCCCGGAAATTTCCCCGCGATCTCGCTCTCTATGTAGCGTTTGGCGGCGTAGATGAGTTTCTTGTAGTGTACCATTCGATTTGCCTCCTTCGTGGATGATTTAAGCCGCGGCGGCCGGCAGCAGAATCCGCCGCCGGCCGCCGCTCATTGAATCCTCAGCCGGTCGTAGTCGTAGAGGTTGCAGGAGTAATGGTCACATTCCCCCAACCCGGACATACGCTCGCATTGGGGATCACCAGCTTGGTCATGCTCATCAGCTGGTTGACCTGACCCTGGATACAACCCACAATGGCATCGTTGGTTGCATTGTGCACTGCCTGCTGGCACAATGCCGCGTCTACCTTGGCAAACTTGCCGTCAACGTAGTCGCGGAGCTTGCCCATTTCGCCCATGGTGAAGGTGTTTGCGTCGCGCAGCTGCACCTGAGTCTCAAGTTCAGCAATCCTCGCATCCTTCTGAGCATCGTAGCGAGTCACATACTGGTTATCACTGCATCCGCCATTGCAGCCACAGTTGTTGTTACAGCTGCAGTTGCCATTGGTATTTCCGTTTGCATTACCAGTCAGATTACTAAACAGACCCGGCAAAACGGTACCTGCGGTACCGATGGCGCCGAGTACAGAGTTGAGGTTTACCTGGCCTCTGGAAATTTCTGCCATAATAAACATCCTTTCGCTTTAAATTCGAGGGTGGCCACCGCTCATGTATATCATCGCAGAAATTCCCATTTTGTGTGCGCACCAGATGTTCAAACGTGTGCAAATCCATTTCAATATTTTAAACGACAAAAAGAAAGTCGGGTTTCAAGCCCCGGCTCTCTTTTTGTCGTTGTCGTATCTCAATTCAATGATCGGAATCACCTTTGCGAGGTGTCGGTTGACGCTGCTGCGGCTGTACGGAACCCCTTCCGCAGCGGCAATATCTGCATCGTACAGATTATCCACCAGCCGCAGCCGCGCCATTTCCCGTTCTTCCGGTGTGATTCCAGGTGTTCTGCGGATCAGATCAACGATCTCGTCACTGTCCAGTTCCCGACGAACGCGTTCCGGAAATGGAAGTATCTTACGTTCACCCTTATTGCCGCCAGTCTTTTACTGTCCCTCCGCTTCGTTCTTAACCCTCGTAATCAGGCTGTAGCCGCCGTTTGCGGCGAGGCTTACAAGTACACCATTCGCCAGCGAAAGCGCGGCAGAAGCCCAACTAAGGCTTCCAGTGAACAACTGGGAAGCAAGCAGCACCAGCACGGCCAGAATATAGCTCCATACCTGCGTAGGAATCTTCTTTACGTAGGGCAGTTCCTTCGTAAGCTGGGTAATAAGGGCAACCAGAACGGCTGCGCCGGCATAAGTGCCCAGTTTGTCCCAAGTGAAAAATTCAGCAGGCAGACCGCCCGCGATTTCTTCAGCGCAGGCCGGAACGCACAGCATAACCATAGTCAGCACAGCAATCATCATAACCATCAGTTTCTTCATGAATCTATCCTCCTGCCTCTTCATCTTCGTTTTCTCCGATCCCGGAAGCACGGAACGCCTCCGGGTCGTCCCGGTACATCTGGATCTTGTCTTTGGCTTTTGCACGCCATAGATAGAATCCAACAATCAGCGTCAGTGCGGCAAACGCGCCGATGATCAGTTCAGTCAGAGCGCTCGTGTCCTTCGTATCGTAGATCATATAACAACCGAACAGCAATACGCCTACGATCACACCAGACAGAATGCCGCACATGACCTTTGAATAATCGATATGGCGCTTCTTTATGTTACGATCTCCCATTCATGCACCTCTTCCTTAATCTTGTCGATAAAGGAATTGCCCTTCAGCGCCTTATAAGCATCGTAGAGCATGGTGAAGTTTTCATACTCATACTGGCGAATTCTCTTGGATTCCTGATTGTGATAGTAGATGCGCAGCATCTCGCTTCTCAACTGGCATTTCGTACCGGTCGAAATCTTACGGATGCTCACAATCACAGGGATAATCACGCCCAGCAGCACGCCTGCTTCACCAATGAATGCGACAATCATTTTCAAATTTAATTCCATCGGACCCACCTCATTTCTTTACGGTGCTCGGTCCGATCCATCGCACCTCGCCCTCAAACATTACCGGAATCCATCCATCCGTGTCCACGCCTTCGATTTTCGTACCGCCGCGCACCTTGCCGACGGACTTATACTTTGTACCGGGTCCGCTCCTTACGTTCCAGGTACCGCTGGCAATTTCAAAAGTCATGTAATCCGGCACATCCGGTTCGGCCGGCCTGGATTCGGGAATATCCAGGTTATCTTCATCATAAAATTCGTTCAGACTTGCCTTTTCACCGTTGGAGAGCACTACCCAGGCATGGCCCTTCTTGCGGGTAACCTGAATCATGCCGCGCAGAAGGTAGTCGTCCTGGTTGGTATACTTGTCCTCGGTGAGCTTGCGGAAATAGCCGGTCTTTACGAGGTTATCCGCGAGGTTTGCGGTATAACTGTCTGCTACAACCGCACTCTTGCCGGTGCTTGCAAGCGCAAACTGTGCGCAGAGCGCAGCCAGTTCAGCACAATCCGTTTCAACCTTTTTCGTGGTCTTGGCCGGGTCATAGCCCTTGTCACGCACATTGTTCCATAGCGTCCGGTTTTCGGTCTGGTCGTAACCAATATCGTCATTTGCGCATGCGCGTTCCATTGCTACGGCCGTCGGTTCCAGCATTGCCGGGTCCGTAGGGATCAGCGTAATCCAGCCCTCACTGCGCTTATACCAATTGCGGATGTAGACTTCTTTGCCCGTCTGGTCGCCGGCATTGCCGCGTATTGTGCCATTCTCCGAAATCGACGCATTGCCAACCTTTACTGCCATTCGTATCTCTCCTTCCCGTTATAGCTTTATACCTTCTCCCACGCCGCGCCGTACGCGTCCGGGCTGTACACCGTATCGGTCAGGCAGCAGTAAACCTGCCCGTCCGTCCAGATCATGTATTCGCCCTTCAGGTACATGTCATGCGCACCGGCGGGCGCAATCCACGGCCTTGCGGTCGCCGCGCTAGTGCCGTGATACTGCATCCACAGGCTTGCAACGGTCGGGTTCCATGCAGGGTTGCCCGTGCTGTCGTGGGCCTGTACGCATTTGTAGGGATTGCCTTCGTACATGCGCACATCGCCGATGGCATATGCGCCCTCATGCCACAGGCGGATTGCCGCCGGGTTTTCATTGATCTCCGCAGGCGAATCCACAATCTTTGCCACAAAGCCGTCAAGGGCTTTGCGCATTGCAAAAAACTGCGCTCTCTGTGCTTCCGTCATTCTTCCACCTCCCCGCTGAGAATCGCCAGCGCTTCATCAGCCGATGCCACGGATGCAGCTTCAGCCATCTCTTCAGCTTCAGCCACCTTCTGCATGGCTATGGAATAGCTGTCGTACTGTTCCTGTTCCAGCAGGGGCAGGATCATCTGCTCGCCGCCTGCGTTCCGCGTCCAGCCTGCATCGGTGTACAGGTCGCCAATGGTCAGGCCGTAGGGCCGCGCATCCATGATCCTGCAGTTCAGCGCCGCTTCCATTTCGGGAATCTGTGCTTCGTCCAGCACGATTACATTTTCAACCATATCTTCAATTACAACTGCACCAATCATGATAAACCCTCCTTTATGCCGGGATCAGGATGTAGGCCACGCCCTGGTAGCCCTTGCCGCCAGTAGCCGTGTAGGTTGTATGAGATTCCAGAAAAGCACCACCGCCGCCGCCGCTGCCGTAAAAGGTAGCCGA